GTGCTGTTGCCTTCAATAGTGTTATTGCCTTGGACTAAAGCCTTTCTGATCGCAACAGTACCATCCTTCTTAATGCCCCAGGCAATACGCCCAGAAATATCAACTTCAACCCGCGCATAGTCAGATCCATCTGCAAAACTAACATCTTCTTGAACTTTTGCGTTGTCTAAGTCAATGTTGCCGCTTGGAACACCAAAAGTGCCGTCATGCTTAAGGCCATATCCAACACGCCCCGCAGAATCAACAACGGCATGGCTGTATCCTGAGCCCTCCGTATAGCTGTTATTATCTTCAACCTCGGCGCTGCCAATCCGTAGCGGATTAAATGTGTCGTTTAGAAATGCAGCTGCAAATCGTGTTCCAGTTGCAAAAGTAACGTCACTTGTATAACTTTGACTTGAAACAAATGAATATGTGGTGCCGCTGCGGCTTAGCGTTCCATACACCGTACCTAGCACGCCCGTGATGCTGGTGCCGTCTGTCAAATAGGACGAATCAGCAACGCTGACAGTAAGCGGGCCAGTGCTACCGGCGGTGAGCGTTGCCGGTGCCGATAGCAAAACAGATGCGGTGCCTTCAACCAACGCAAAAACACGCTGCACTTCTGCAACAACCTCGCTCCATAGCGTGCCACCTATCGATGTTGAGCTGATCGTCCCCCAGCCCAGTGCGTAATCACCTGCGCCAGCCTTATACAGAACCTGCTGCTGAGTGCCACCTGGCAGCATCGTGACACGGTTGATTGTGCCATCGGTTTTTTTTAGATAGATATGACCGTCAGCTGCTTGAATCGCCAGCTCACCGATGTCAATTTCAGAGGCTGCTGGTACGTCGCTCTCGGTGATCGAGTGCTTATGGATAATGATGTCGGTCATCGATGCCTACTCCAGTCGCTGCCGTTTAATGCCTTCATCATAAGCGTCACAACCCTTCGAGCAGTTCAACCTCACGCACGGTCACGAATGCAGCTGATCCCGTGATGATGTCAACTGCAGTTGTGCTAATCGCATTTGATGTAATGATGATTTTTGTTCGGTAAAACAAGTCCCCAGGCTCTTTTACAACGCTTGCGCTGTCTGATCGCGCTGCTTCCTCAGAGATCATCCAAAACTCTGCATCGGCCTCCGCCTGATCTTGAGTCTCAAGCAAAAGCCTCATCAAGTTGCTTGTGCCAGATCGTGCCATCAGCGCGTATTGCCTCGGCGCTGGCTCTACTCCTGTAACGCTTGCATTGTTGTAATTCCCGGTTGAGCTGGGGTTATCTGTGATGCTGGCATCAACCAGCGTCGTCACATCGGCTGAACCTGTCCAAAGAACAGCATTTTGATAATTAGGGATGCTAATAATGGTGCTGTTTTTTGGGTCGATTGTTTCACGTTCAACTATGAAATCAAATGTTCCGCCGCCCTTAATGGTTGATTTGACGCCATCAAAGAATTTATCTCCGAGACCAGTGGTATCCAGCTCTTGCGCGTCAAGGCTTAGGTTCCAACTTTTAAGGCCACATTCAATCCGCCAATCATTCACAAGACGAAACTCAAGTGTGTCACTGGGCTGGATTAAATCAAGGCTTTCGCGGTCTGCCTTGACGTTACGCAAAGCTGAATTTCTGTTTCGATAAAACGCGATGCGGTTGAGCTGATCGACGCTGATATAAAGCTGATTTTTATATGGAGTGCCTCCCAGTGCTGTTGGATATGGCTCGGTGTAGTCAACCATCTCTAACCTGTCGCGCCATTCAAAAGGAATGTTCGCCACATAAGCTGGGACCAATCCCACGTCTGATGATGACGTATTTGGCCAGTTTGTCGCTGAGGCAATCTCGACAAGATCGCCGTTTCTGTATCCCGTCTGGGTCAATGTATAAAGCTTTTGCGTTTGATTTATTGCGCCAAAATTTATTGCCTCAGGCTGAGGGGCAGAACGCTTAATTACGATGCGGCCAAATGTGCCAAGAACTGTCATTTTGCGCTCCTTTCAGCTCATTCTAAGCTCTGCGGTCAATTCAACGGTCACAGTAAAACGGCCAGGTGCAACGCTTTCCACTTGTGGCGATGTTCCTTCAGCAAAACACCACAACAGTCCGGCCCCTGTAGCCGAGGCATTCAGCCAGCTTTCCAAGGTCGCATCCGCTCCAGCGAATATCTGCGTCGGCAGCGTCAGGCTATCGACTGAGCCTTTTGCGCTGTTATATGCGCTGAGTATTGCTGTTGTGTTGGTGTCGTTGATGTTGCCAAATGTCAGGCTGAGTTTTGCACTACTTGGCCTGCTGCCCCAGAGCCTGCGGGTGATCACACCAGACTGTGACGCCTGTGTTTTGGTCGGCCATGTTGGTGCAACAAAGCTGCGTCTTGTTGGTGCAATGCTGGGAAATGTTGTCGCCATCAGTCTTGAATGCTCCAGTTTCCAGCGGTATCGAAGCCATCGGCTAGCTCCAGAATGTCTGAGCTGTTGGTTGGCATGTGTACTGCTTCAATTGTAAAGGTGCCCTCTTCAGTTGGCGTTATGCGCTCAATCTGATAAGTGCGAACCTGCGTGCTCGGCAACTTAACCGTGAATACAACTCCTGTAGGTGTTGCAGTTTTGCCGCTGTTGCTGACAGCCAGCGTAGTGTCAGCAGGTGTTGTAGCGGAATCACCGTTCCAAGCAATCACGGTATAAGAACCATCAGTTAATGATTTTGTACTGACTAATGCACCCTCAGGCGTTACAACGCCATTATTGAACTCATCGTATTCAGTAGCGTCCATGCCTACCTTGATGTAATCGCCCGGTGCCATTGCCATCAAAACGCCTTCATGCGTTGTTGTGAACGAAACAGTATGAGTTGGAATGCGCCTCATCCTGACGACAAATTTGGCTGCATCAATGGCATGTTGCCTGCTGGTGCAATAGTCAGACATATCAATGGTTTCGAGCGCGACACTGGAGCTGGCGGATGATTCACGCACCAACACTTCGCGAACAGTCGGGAACATCCCTGGGTTGTCCAGATTTGTGCTGGCCCGTTCTTCGCGGTAACGAACCGAAACTTGGATTGGGTCGCGTTCTTCAGGATCAAAATACTGAAGCTTGAAGCTATTTTCGACAATATTGCCTGCAGTAAATAGGCCCGTAATAGCAACAGCATCGAACTGCAGGGCTGGACGCAGGAAGAACTTGCCGTCAGACTCGCCAAATATCAACAGATGCGTTGCAGCAACATCAGCGCACCATTGACGGATGTTGATCTTGTCAGCTATCACGCCATCAAAGAAATATTTGCGTGAGTAACACCAATTGGCTGCAGCTGTGAACTCAGTGAAGTTCACCATGTCGTCAGTAATTAAATCGCCTCTCCCGTAGGTGCTGTTGGTCATTAAGTCCAACACAATGTCTGGGAGTAAATGCGTTGCTCCAACGGCCAAGCTGCTACGCAGTTGACGGCAGGTTTTACCGCCTGTGACATAACAACTAAATTGGTTAAATTGCTGCCATTCCACTGAAGAATTGATGTTGACGCCTATTAGTGCGAGGTTGTCGTAATTTGCTTGAGTAGAGTTCGGGACTATTTCGTTAATGTAAACAATTTCATGTTCTGGCCCTGTCTCGGCAGAAGACGAAATTTCTTCATACACAAAACTTTCAGCCAATTTGCCCCAAGTGTCTATTAACGAAGTATCGCCGTTGCTGAAATTTGCATCTGTTTGTGGGTAGTTCAATTGCCCTTCAGCGGATGGTCTGCGGCCAATACTGATCGCAAATGTGTCTGCACTTTTTGTGATTTGTACGCCTGTAAATAGCACGCTAATGCCGCCTGTTTCCGAAACCAGTTGGGTCGTTCCAAATATGTAACTTGCGTCTAAGACGTATAAACTACCTGTCACATGATTGCGAACTTCGTATCCCGTAAGCGGTTCAATCTGAAACTCCCATTGCTTTACGCTAGGCATATCAAGCTGAATGTAATTAAATATTTGTTGTGACGTTGCGCCCCGAATCCCGTATGCGTTATTTAGACGGGTAAACGCTCCAGAAGTTCCGGCAACTCGATAACTTATGTAGAAAAAACTATACCGTTCAACAGTTGTTGAGACAAGGTTTGAAGTATGTATGTCAGTGTATAAAACCGTGCCTTCGTTTAGAATATTTCCTTTGTAATCCAAACACGCACGGTTATCGCATTCACCGTAACCTTTGGTAGTGTCAAAATTAGTCAACCCGTTAATGCGTGTGCCTAAGGTAGATCTGATGCCAAACTCAACTGTTTTGCACGGCCTCGTTGTTGATACGCTTGCAATAGCGCAACGCATGATATGGCCATCAGTTGTTGCGACATTACGAGGCTCAGGACTACTACCGGCAAACAACTGGTTAAGCCATGTGTCGCCGTCTTTTTCTATTTGTGATTGACTATTTGTGGTAACGACTCCGGTACGAACTGTTTTGAATGTTGCCTCAACGGTTAGTGTCGATCCGTCAACTTCAGAGTGAAAAGGCCCATTAGTTCTGTTAGTGCAAATTGCCAATCCCGTGCCAATTTTGTATAACTCTCCTACGACAATAGAATCGTCCCAGCTTTGTTGACGGCCTGCAACGACAGATGCAATGTCTTTGCATTTCTCGACGTATGCGTCTTTAATAGAAAACCAACTTACAAAAGTAAATGAGTTGCTAGTTGCCCCTGGGCCCTGCCAACTCGTAGTATCGCGGTCAAATTTAAACTTTGGGTATTGTTGAGTTGTCGTAACGTCAAGTTCTGAAAATGTAACATCAGTAAGAACAGTTGTCCCGTCAATGTTTGCCGTGCTATACGAGGGGCTTGTCAGCCCAATTTCTTGCTGAGTGTCGTCTTCTACAAGGATCTTGTGAAACTGAACTACTTTTATATCATCTTCGGGATCGTCAGCGGTAAGATCGTTTTTAAATCTAATCTTAAACTTACTTGCCTTGAGCAATTCAAGCTCTGTGTCAACTGCGTTGTTGTTACTAATGCTGTCTAGGCCGCTGCTGTCAAAAGAAATATTCACGGCAATATATGCCTTGTTTGATCCCGCTACGTTTGTGGTGTCAATTACGGTACGCTCTGGCCATGTAACAGTGACGCTATTGCTTACAACTACTGTTGTAATACTTACACTCAGCCTGTTAAGAAGGCTATTGGCTAAATTCTCAATATTGCTGCTCTTGTAACGAGAAACAGCTTTTTTGCTGGCGCCCGATCCTGTATCGTACTGTTTTACATAACCCGCTGGAGTTTCTGGAGTAATTAGCTCTTTTTCGATTACCCATGAACCTGTATTTGTAAGATCTTCAATATCGCGGCTAAAGGCAGTGTCCTTGTCACTTGAAGAAAAAAGTTTATAAGTGGTCGTGCCACCGATAGACCCCAGCCCTGAAGACGTGATCCCGCTGCGCGATCCATAAAATGCTTGAGCCTTTTTGCGGCTTGCATATTTCGCCTCATCTAATACGCATTTAACTTCAGTCTTTCCCTCGTCGCCTTCAGGTAGTAGCTGTGCCCGTACCTGCGGTTCAAACGTCGGATTAGGACGCATCCCAAAATCGTTGCCGCAAAAAGCGTACACACCAAACGTTGTCTGGTTAGCAGGCTTTTGAGTCGCGCAAAAATGCTGAGTTACATTATTTCCGACACGAACGCCAAACACTTCTGAACCGCCTAAGTTGCTGCTATTTCCTACGTCTTCGCTTGCACTGCGACCGTAGATGTGATCCCCTAATGCAATACGTGTTGTAAGACCACTTGCGTATCTTGCATATACTGCCATCCTCGAACCAATCTGGTTGGCAGTTGTATTGCCGAAGTCGTAGCTAGTTAAAGTATTGCCACCAGACGCAAAATTACTAGGCTCAATTGTGGCTATTGGCCCCTCACCAACCAGAAAGATTGCCCGGAGCATCTGCGATCCGCCAAGGCTGTAAATCTGCGACCAGAGCAGCTGCGTATTAACTCGAACGCCACCATACACAATGGAGGCAATCGTTTCTTTGTTTGTATAAACAAGCGGAATAACTGATCCTAAAGTTGAAATCTCTTGTGTTGAATTAAAACCGTATCTTGGTGCATAGCGTTGGTTTTGTGTTGTTGTTTGGCCGCCGCTGCTTGTTGCCCTTAGTTCGGGTGGTCTGCCCGGTTCATTTTGATCAAATGACGGCTTGGGTCTTAGCAGCGTCGAAACAACAACAGTGCCGACGCCAATCACTAAATTAACGATTGCAATCGCTAAAGCAACATCAAAAGTCCCCGCCACTACGGCAGGTTCAGGAGCTTCTGCGCTGCGCTTTCGCACCTCAGCCTTAAACCAGGAATACTCCTCATCCGTTAGCCCCAGCATTGAGGCAAGATACTTATCAGATGGAAGTAGGCTGCTCATTTCACAAATCGACAATACTGGGATTCTCGCATGGCTCGCGGTGGTAACCAGCACACGCCACGCTTGTGATGGACAACTAAAACCCCATTGTCTACCACGATACCGACGCCAAGACCGTTTGCGCCATTTTCAAACATGCATACCGCAAACTCTTCCATTTCTGGCAATACCTCTGTTGCTGCGTTCCATAGCGCCTGCAATTCTTCCCATTCACCAGCAGTTGCTAGTTCCATCCACTTGTAATCGAATGGCGGGTGATAAACACCAACAGAATCCAATATCGCCCAGACCATGACCACACAATCAGCGCCCCGACCGTTCTTTGGATGCTCACCAAAGACATGAGGCAAACCAATCCAAGGCTTCCAATCAATCATCAGCTGACCACCAACGAACCAGATGTTGGTAACGCCCCAACAATTTTGGTATTCAAAACACGCCTTGGAACGTCAGATGCAACAGCATCCAGCGGTGACGTTAGTTTTAGCATCACTTTCTCTGTATCCATATCGTAACTAGCGACACGCCATAGCTCGGATCGAATTAGTGCAACATCACTGAAGTCCGTCACATCGAGACTGACAGTTTTTAAATCCAATAGCCAGCGGCTTTGAACGGCCTCGGCAAAAATGTTCACGCTGATTTCGTTAGTCGCAGCGCCTAGTACTGCTTCGGATCGGTCGCCGCCTTTACTGCCTGCACCAGTTGAAACAGCAAAAGGCAGAAAACTATACGTGACTCCGCTATACGCTCTCGTCAAGTTGACTGAAAAATTTTGATAGGCGTAAACGGTTGGTGTGGACGAGTCCTGCATAAACCGTGCATAGTTGACGAAGGCAAATGCGCTCATTAGCTAAGTCCTACTTTTTTTCTTGTTTTAACACTACCCTGTAAAGCCGAGAGTGTTAGCGATCTGCCACGCTCGGCGGCCTGCGCCATGCCCTTGCGGTGCTGTTCCGCCGTAACGTACTCAACGTTATTTATGACCGTTGATTCATACCGAATGTCCAGTGGTTGCATGGCAACGGCTTGCTGCTTGTCCAGCTGTTCGCGAGTGCTGGCACCGGCTTGC